CAGCAAAAGCTAACTTTTTCGCGATACCATTCAGCATTATAGACAACGATTGCATTATGTACCAACGGAACTCAAATGCGCCTTGAATTGAGGGATGCGCCGTGAAAGGAGACATCAAGATACCAAGGGCGATAAGCTCGTCAAAAGCGTACAAATTCGCGGTCAACGTAACCAAGGGCAAGCTAGTGTCGGGACAGCGCCGCATCCAAGCCTGTCAGCGGTTCATAGACGAGTTGCAAAAATCGCAGAGCAACAAAAGATACCCTTGGGTGTTCGACCCGAAAAAAGCACAGTACCCGATCGATTTTATAGAGAATTTTTTGAAGCCGACCAAAGGCGATTACGACAAAATGGAGCTACTGCCTTGGCAATGCTTCATACAGGCCAACATCTACGGCTGGATGTCGCGCAAAACAGGCCTCCGGCGGTTTCAGGAAGCCCTCGTTGTCGTGGGTCAGGGCAACGGCAAATCTACGATGGTCGCGGGAAACGCGGCTTTCGGCATGACCAAGGACGGCGAACGCGGCGCGGAGATATACTGCCTCGCCAACTCAATCACGCAGGCGCGGATCATCTTCGACGAGTGCGCGAAGCAGGTAGAGGCAAGCCCCATGCTGTCAAAGCACATACGCGTGACAAAGCTCGGGATGTTCCACGACGCGTCAAACAGCAGCTTCGAGCCCCTTGCAAGCAACTCGGAGAAACGCGATGGCCTCAACGTACATATGGGCATTTTCGACGAGATCCACGAGTTTCGCGACTACAAGCTCATAAATGTCATCAAAGGCAAGACCATAAAACGCAAACAGCCCCTGATTATCTACATAACCACCCTGGGGACGGTCATTGACGGCCCCCTGATGGACTATTACGAGCTTGGCAAAAACATCTTGGATAACACGGGCGCGATGTCGCAAAGGGCATCCGACCGCTTTTTCATTTACATAGACGAAATCGACGAGGGCGACAAAGAGGATGATTACAAGTGCTGGGCGAAGGCCAACCCATCGCTCGGCAAACTGCTTAGGCTCGAAGCCCTTAGGGACAAATGGGAGCGCGTCAAGTCCACACCTCCCGAAAGGAACAATTTCACAAACAAGCAGCTCAATGTTTTTACATCGGTCGACGAGCTATCGTTCCTCAGCATCGAAACCATACGCAAAAACGACCGCGAAATCGAGCTTGCCACGCTGGGAGGCGCGCGCTGCTACGGGGGCTTCGACCTTGCGGAGTCGGAGGACTTCACGTCGGCTTGTTTGCTGTTCCCGCTGCCCGGAAACGATTTTTTCGTGCTTTCCCACTCGTGGGTGCCGCAAAAAAAGGTCGAAATAGACCGCGAGAAGCTGGATTGGGCGCATTTGCAGAGTATGGGGTGGCTTACGGTGGTGCAAGCCGACTACGTGGACTACAACCTCATGTACCAATGGTTCATCGACATGCGCGAGACATACAGCATCGAAAGCATAGGGTACGACCCCGCCAAGGCGTTCCAACTCATTCAGGCTATGACGGGTGAGGGGTTCGCCATGAGCGTGGTGAGGCAAGGCGAACTTACGCTAACCGCGCCACTGGACAGCCTAAAAGAGCGGTTCATCGACGGGCAGATTATCCACAACAAAAACGCGCTGCTAAGTTGGTATTTGCGCAACGTCAAACTGTCAAAAAGGAGCGCGAACGCAACATATTTGCCGACAAAAATGAGCAAAAATCGCAAAATTGACGGTTTTGCCGCGCTTTTGAACGCATACACGGAGTTTTTGCGCAAGGATATCGCACACATACCCGCAGACAAGGAATTGTCAACGGTGATTAATTTGAAAAGAGGTGGCTAGAATGATAACCCAACACGGAGAAGCAAAACACACATACAATTTCAATGAAACCCCCAACAAGGTTAGCCGCGAGGTTGAGCTTAGGGGGCTGTCATCCGATGTCAAGCCGACCCCGTCGGAAATGTACAACGGCTCGACATTTGTCGAAATGGACACGCGGAAAGTATGGATGTACGACGGCGAAAACCAGAAATGGTGGCCGATGTAGTCGGGAGGTGAACATTATGGACACAGTAACACTAGGAGCGGCTAGATCATACGCGGACAGCCTTACATTAGGCGACGAAACGCCAACACCCGGACCCGCCTCCACATGGTACGGCATATGCACGACCGCTGCGGCTACGCAGGTAAAAGTGGTCACGCTGCAACCGGGCGCGGCGGGCTTTGAGCGTCGCGTAGGCACGATTGTAACGGTACGGTTTACGGCATTGAGCACGGCGTTGGCGGCGGGTGGGCCGTCATTGAGCATCGAGGGCGAGACGGGCGCAATCCGACACAATGGCAAGGCGGTAACTGGCGCGTTGCTAACGGCTGGCGACCATGTTTTCCAGTGGGACGGGGCGTATTGGAACTGGCTGAACTACGTCGACGCTTGTAAGTATTGGTGCCACGGCACTATGGCAAACAGGAGCATACCAGCGGCGACAACGGCATACCTAACGCCAAATAACCCTCTTGTGTCAAACGTGTTAGGCTTAGTGTCCGGTAATTTCTTTGTTGCGCCACTACCGGGGATTTACACGCTTACGGTTCATGGTGGAATAATACCAGCGGGTGGCAATTCCGCGCAACTGACCTATTGGGCGCAAGTACACAACGCGACCAATCAAATCATAGCATCGCGCCCCATCGTAAGCGCAACCAGTGAGATAACGGCAAACATGCGACATTTTAACTCTCTGAGCATAACAGCGCAGATGGCTGCGCAAGAAAGATTTGGATGCATGATGTTTAGTGACAGTACCCTTAGCGGCATTAGTACTGACACGGGTCATCTAAACTACAGCTTCACCGGCTACGCGACATCAGCCGATGCCGCCCCCGGGTGGTAGGAGGACACGAAATGAAAAAACAAATAACATACACCGAACCGGAAAAGCAGTTCGACCAAGACGGCAATCCGCTGCCCGACGTACCCATAAAACTCACCGTCATCGCAACTAGCGAAGAGGAGATGGAGGCGATAAACGCATCCGTAAGCGACCCCGCGCGGGGCATAACGGACATATCCGAATGGGAGGACGCGCCGCTGACAGCCGAGGAGCTGATAGAGCAGATGGACAAACTAGACAAAAAGTTGATACGCCCTTTGGCCGCGAAGTCCGATGGAAGCGCGACTGACGAGGACAAGGCGCAATTCGCATCGCAGATGCAACAAATGAGAGAGCTGCGCGAGAAGTTGCAAGCGCTAAAAGCATAACCCGTAGCCATTGCGACAACCAATAAATATGAAAGCTCACGAACCGCCGCATGGCGGTATTTTTATGGCCGCACATACGATTGAGGTGATGCAATTGGGAATCTTTTCTTTCTTTATCCCGAAAGGGCGCAAAAAGTCAATACAGGACGGCAAGAACATAACGGGCAGCCGCAGCCGTTTGCGGTACTCATGGCTTCCGCGATGGCTGCACGGCGACTACGCGCTCCACAATAGCGAGCTGCTGTTCGCGGCTGTGTCGCGCATATCCAACGCATTGTCGGCAATGCCTATCCAGCTATACAAAAAGGCCGTCCCGATAAACAGCGACTTAAACGACATGCTGGGATTTGAGCCCAACCCCAACATGACGAGCACGCAGTTCATCAAGACGCTTGAATCATGCCGCTGCGCCACAGGCAACGGCTACGCGCTGAAACTGTACGGCGCGGACGGTACGCTGGAGCGCATCGACGTGCTTGACCCACACCGCGTCACGCCTGTTCTTGAGGAGGGCAGCGGTGAACTCTGGTACAGGGTGAGGCCTGAGCGCGGTAACGAGTACGTCATACACAACTTTTACATCATTCACGTCATGTTCCTTTCAACGAACGGCTGTTCCGGCATAAGCCCCGTCGCCGTCCTCCGCGACACCCTGGCCTACAGCGAGGGCATTGAAGCGTTTAGCAAGGAGCAGCTTGAAAAGGGCGTGAACGCCTCCGTTATTCTCGAAGCACCCGCGACGCTGGGCGATAATCAGGTAACTAGCATGATAAATAAATTCACCGATACCTACCACAGAACCTCGGGCAACGTCATGGTGCTTGAATCGGGCGTTACGGCGCGGCAACTCAACCTGTCGCCCGTTGACACTAAGCTCCTCGAGGTCGAAAAGATAACTCGCTCAAAGGTCGCAATGGTCTATAATATCCCGCCACACCTGCTGGGCGACTATTCCGGCGCGACGTCACGGTCGCAAGAGCAGATAATGCTCGAGTTCCTACAACTCACCATGCTCCCCATCATTACGGCATACGAGCAGGAGTTCAACCGTAAGCTGCTGTCAAAAGAGCAGCGCAAGGAGGGCTACCGGTTCAAGATAAACATGGACGCGGTACTCAGGGCAGACGCGAAAACGCAGGCCGAGGTGGACTTCCGGGCAATACGCTCGGCGATAAGGACCCCAGATGAAATACGCGCCGACCACGCCCTGCCCCCGCTGCCAAGCGGTCTGGGTAAGCACGCGATGATATCGCAAGACTTGTCAACATTAAGCTACACCGTTCAAACGAAGCCGAAAGTGCAGGCGTTGCCGCTTGAGCGGGCGGATGCAAAACAAAGGGGAGGAAGTGCGGAATGACAAGGGTCAACAGGCAATTTGAACACGACACGATACTCAAAGGAGGCGTGGGAGATGAATCAGCAAGCGGAACGCCTCCGCCTAAAGCAGTCGACATAAAATGCCCCTGCTGCGCTGTCAAAACGGTTGCGAAAGAACGCGGCGGCAAAATCTACGTATGGTGCAAAGGCTGCAAAAGTGAAGTAGCGATAAAAAGCGAAAAAAACGGTTGACCGCAAGACCGTCTTGCGGTATGATGTAGTCACATGGAGAAAACCATTAAAAATCCGTGGCGGGCTGACGTTGAAAGCCCTATGTGGCAGGCTTGGTACGGCGTGGCTAGGCTCGGTAGGGCGTGGTGAGGAATGGCTCGGCTGGGTGAGGCACGGCAGATAAAGAGTAATCCGTTTGTTGTTTGACAGGCGGATTACTCTTTTGGTGAGAACTGAATAAATAGAGCCAGAGAGCCGGAGGCACAGCGTTAATATGCGCTGCGTTTCCGGCTTTTTGTTTGCAATAACTAGAAAGGATGTATCTCAAAATGGAAAAAATCATGAAAACGATGGGGTTCAGCTTGAAATCGGCGGACGCAGCCGCCGACATGGAGCTGATTAACAAGCACACGCTGGAGGAACTGCAGCCGGAACAGGTATTTTGTTTCAGCGTCATCCTCTGCGACAATCAGCGCGATAGGGACGATGAATGTTTTTCTGACGCCTGCCTTGAAGCATTTGCGCCGTTATTCCGAGGGGTAACGGGCATCTACGACCACCGCTGGTCCGCTGAAAAACAATTCTCGCGCCTATATCACGTTGAAGTTGAGGACGGCGGGAAAACAAACAACCTCGGAAAGCCGCTGAAGAATCTGGTGGGCCGCGCCTACATGCTGGTCAACGATGCCACCAAGCACACAATCGAAGCGATAAAAGGCGGCATCTTGAAAGAAGTGTCGATAGGCTTTGGCGCGGAAACCCCGTTGTGCACCATCTGCAAAACCCCGATGGGCTGGAGAAAGTGCGCAAACGACCACGCAAAAGGCAAGGAGTACGACGGCGTTCTTTGCCTAGGCGAGTTTCGCAAACCCGCGGACGCATACGAATTCTCGCTCGTCGCCATACCTTCGCAATACGGCGCGGGAGTGACCAAGTGCTGCGGCAAGTGCGAGTCGGACAAACGCAAGCACGACTGCGAAAACAAACAGCGCGACCCAATGGCAGAAGCGTACATCGCGTTCTCGACCGCAGACGCGGTCGATTGCGACGGTTACGCGGAAAAAGGAAATGCTCTGATAGCTCAGGTGAACCAATTGCTCCTGAGCGCGGAGGAGTGCGACGCAAGGGCGAAAATAATCGCCGAAAACAGGGCGTATCTTGAAAAATACGCAAAATAAATTTAGGAGGATTTAGAAATGGCAGTAACACTATTCAAGCTAAAGGAAGATTTAGCGACCATGAAGAAGGCAATCGCGGACGACAGTGCGTGGATTGCGGAAAAAGCAGCGGATGCAAGCGCGTCCATGGACGACATCAAAGCAAAAGAGGAACACCGAGCAGATCTGCTCAAACGCCTCGAGCTGCTCCAGAAAGAGCATGATGACATGGAAGAGGTGCAGCGCACATCCTTGTCGTTCCAGTCGGCAAGCTCCTCGACTGACGAAACAACCGTGAAGGCAAAGGCGAAAGCAAACTTTTACAGAGCCGCGCTAGGGAACGGCGACCTTAAAAAAGCCTACGAAGCCCTAGGTGCAATCCCTGCTCTTAATGCCGACTTAGGGAACGGCAGCAAACTGCTTCCAACGAACCTGTCCAACGAGCTCATAACGGAGCCAATGGTGGAAAACCCGATGAGGGAGATTGTCCGCATGTCAAACATCACCGGGCTTGAAGAGCCGAAGCTGCTCTTCGACCTAGGCGATGCTTTCGACAGCGTGACGGACAAAGACACGGCGAAAGAGATTAAAACCGACGGGGACACCGTCTCCTATGGCCGCAACAAAGTAAAAGTCGCGGCGAAAGTCTCCGATACCGTGATTCACGGCTCAACGCTCGACATCAGCACGGAGATTGAGAACGGCTTGCGGTCTGGCCTTGCGGCGAACGAAATGCTGCGCATGTTCGCCAAGACCCCGGCATCCGGTTACGGGCATATGAGCTTCTACTCAACCGCCAACGGCGTGAAGTCAGTCACGGGCGCGACTAAGCAAGAGGGCATCGCGACCGCGCTGGCCGATTTGCCGCTGGAGTTCCGCAGAAACGCCAAAATCGTTATGAGCGCGGTAGATTGGTTTAATATGTGGAAAGAAAATTTGAACCGTAGCGGGACGTTCTACGAGGAGAGGCCGTTGAAGCTTTTCGGCAAGCCGGTGGTTCTAGTCGATGACGCGGAGGACCCGATCGTCGGCGATTTCGGTTACGCGAGGATCAACTACGACATCGACAGCACTTACGACACCGACAAGGACGTTGACACGGGGATGTATAAGTTCGTGCTAACCGCATGGTACGACATCCAATTGCGGCTCAAGAGCGCGTTCCGGCGCGTTGTTGTCACGCCTTAAGCGGGGGTGCGATATGAAAACAAAAGCTTTATGCGATTTTTTGCACAACGGCGTCAACTACAAAAAAGGCGACCCCGTGGAAACCGAGGGCAGCAGGCTCGCCGCGATGGTCGCGGGCGGGCTTGTGGCCCCCGTGAAACAAGCCGC